CTTCCCTTTAAGGTGGAGGATTTGACAGAGATCGAGTGGTTGATACCAGGTTCCGCACGCGTGAAAGATCGCGTACTGAGGAGCTTCATTGGCTCGAGAGACCCGGCAGCTGCATTCAATCGATCTAATGTTTTGGTCAATTGTGTGTAAAATCCGGTAATCCGTTTCTGTATCCCTTTCATTTCTTTCTCTGATGGAGACCAAGTCTCATCATAGAATGGATCGCTCTTAAGAGCTTCCAACATAATGGAAGAGGGATCCTCCCCACCGAAAGACCATCCTGATAAGTCAGTGATGGCACCCATGATGGCTTGAGATTTGGCAGTTGTGAGAGCCAAATACTCTTCAAGCGACCTCGGATTGATCCTGAGTTTCATCTCAAAGATCTGCTCGGGGGAAGCGCGAGTTGCAAGGTAAGCAGCAATACGGCCTTGACGGGCAGTAATCTGGGACTCGTCGAGCTCTTCATAAGGCTCAAGACCAAGTCCACCTAATTGTTTAGGTATGAACCAGTTCCTTCCATGGGAACCGGCCACCAGATGATGTTTTACTCTTCGGAAAAAGAGTACGTTAGTCTTTTGACGTAACGTCTCAGGTAGAGACTCTAAGAGCTCTGCCTGAACATCAGAAGCTGCAGCACAGAAGTCCATCGCACCAAGTGCGATCTTTGATTTCTGTGCAACCCACTTGTTTCCAGAGTGGATTAACCCTGCATTCACGAACGGATGATAGGACCATGTATTACCTTCACGGATGAACAGCATCGAGTTCACGGTACAGAATTCTCTAGATGAGTAATTCTTACCGACCGATTCGTGTAAGCCCATGCCAGCTGCGGATTCAATCCAAAACTGACGCAAGAGCTTAGGCGATTTGAACAAGATATCGTCACCATTTACCAGGAGACCGTAATTCTTGACACAAAAATCAAGATCGATCTCTTCTGGCCAAATGTTGCCGAAGGTCTCTAAATACTCGTCATCAGGCAAAGTACTTGCGTACTTCCTGGTTGCGTGTAAAAGAGAAGCAGCGTTCACCGTGCAAAGGACTACGAAAGATAGAATAGAACCCATCAGTTGAGCATTAGATTGCTTCCACTTTGAGATATCTCCTCCATTTTGGGAGAAGAAACCGGAAAGAATGGAAGTTGCTTCATTGAAAGAAGGTTCACTTTTGTAGCCTTTCAAGGCTTTACTATAGTCCAATAACTGGCCCGTGAGGGTCTGGAGTAGTGCAATTTTAGAAT